CCTAAAGCCACTGCTATTGCAGTAGCAAAACTTTCAGTAGCTATAGTTGAATCTACAGCAACTGATACTTGGTTTCCTGTAGCACTTGTATTAATTCCTGTTCCACCTGATATCTGTAATTGTTCTGAATCTAAATCAATGGCGATTGAACCAGAATCTGTAGTAATATCTAAGTCTTGAGCAGTAACTTGAGAATCAACATAAGCTTTAATTGACTGTTGGGATGCAACTTTTGTGGCTGAATTACTAGCCATATTATCTTCATCTAAAAAAGCACTTCCACTTAATCCAGTATTTAATACAGGACTGGTTAAAGTTTTATTAGTTAAAGTTTGACTAGCTGCTAATAAGACTAAAGTTCCATTTACATCTGGAATAGTCATTGTTCTGGTAGTACTACCAGATATTCCTGAACATTCAAAAGCTAATTGTTTTGTATTATCTGAGTTATCTCTGACTCTAAATCCACTATCGTCCGTAACAACTGCAGTTGATGTTATTGATGATAAACCTGCAATAGTTGTAGCACTTCCTCCTAAAGCTATTCCAGTACTACCTACAGTTACTGAACTATTAGCTAATTGTGAATTTGGTATTGCATTAGTTCCAAATTCTCCTGTCCCTGAGTTGTAAGTCAATCCTGAACCACTGGCTACACTTAAAGAATTTAAAAGCACTACAGTTCCTGTTGAATTTGGAAATGTAATTGTTCTGTCTGCCGATGGATTTGTAACGGTCAAAGTTGTCTCATGTGCATCAGCTCCACTACCTTCAAAAACTATATTCCCACTTCCTAAAGTTATGGAATTTGCAGCATTAGCAGAACCAGAAATTATTGTAGTACCAACTAAAGTCGTGGATGTTAAAGAGGATAAGCCACTAAATGTTGTAACTGTGCCTCCAAGACTTATAGAAGTTGATCCGATGGTGACAGCAGAGTTAGCTAGATTACTGTTAGTAATTGAAGATGCTGTGGATAAAATTGTTCCAGTTTCATTTGGTAAAGTTAAAGTTTTATCTCCACCTGATGCATCAGCTGCGGTTAGTGTTGTCTCATTTGCATCTGCTGTTGATCCTTCAAAAGTTATATTTCCACTTGTTAATTTTATAGAGTTTGCTCCCTCATCGGTTCCAGATATTAAAGTTGTAGAAGCTAAAGAAGTTAAACCTGTAAAAGTTCCTTGAGTAGCACCAAGAGAGACATTAGTGCTTCCAAAAGTAATTGATGAGTTAGCTAATTGTCCATTAGGTATTGCAGATGTTCCAAACTCTCCTGAACTTGAGTTATAGGTTAAACCAGATCCAGAAGCAATACTAAAATGTGCCCTGGCTTCAGAGGCTGACGGACCTGTATATGTAATTACTCCAGAAGTGCTGTTGTAACCTAAAGATCCATCTCCGCCACTATCAGTTACAGATACTGATCCTCTAGCTCTTGATGTTGTGAAATATTGATTAGATCCTTCATTTAAATCAGACGTACTATTTCCTGCAAAATCTAATTTATCAGAAGAAGAATTTAACTCCTGAAATAAACCAGAAACTAATACCAATGATTTTCTTGTTGCCATCTTATACTTTTATTAGTTCAATAAAATTAATAATGAACTACATACGTATAATTATTTTACTGCCCCTAAAGTTATCAACTTAACAAGATCTCAGGTTCTACTTTAATAATAAATTGTGCAGAAGTACCTGCTTCACCTACAGGAACTACAAAATGTCCAGCAGTTGTAGATGGTGTTTCTGTTATAGCACCTGCACTTAAATGAGATAGAAAATAAATATTACCTGCATTTAAACCTGATGTTGCAATTAAACCTCTTACCATAGCCCTAACGGTTGATCCAGTAGAAACTGTTGTTTCAGCAAACCCTGCAACATGTGCCTTTTCTCTTGTGTCATTTGCAATAGCTTTTCCTAATTTCCCATCACTATTTCGGCAAAATAATGCATCTCCTTGCGTTACATTCTCAAAAACCTCTGCACTATAACCTACAACTTTAGTAACAATAGGAACAGATCCCATCGTGAGTCTAAAATCTTCTAATGAACCAACAAAACCTACGTAATTGGAAGAATATGGTTGATTATTATTTACTAAATTTTCAGTCATTATGATAATAATATTGGAGGTTCGGGTTGAATTGCAAACTCTGTTGTTGAAACACTTTCTCCTACACGAACTACTGCCTGACCAGCACTAGATGGTGCAGTTGTAGTAATTTCACCTGCTGTGGATGGGGATAAAAAATGTAAATCACCTGGATTTAAACCACTCATTGTTTTTAAACCTACAACTATTACTTTTACAGTAGAATTAATACTCGCATTTTCGCGGGCAAAACCAACTACAGTTGCATTTTCTAAAGTACCATCAGCTGCGCTTGCTTTACCAACCTTACCATCTGATGTTCTTATAAATAATGCATCATTCTCAGATACTGCCTCAAAAGATGTAGCATCAAAACCTACTTGTAAAGGTGCAAAAGTTGGAAAACCTTCTTTTAGATCAATAATTGCATCTGTAAGACCTCTAAAGTTTGGTTCATAAGGAGAACGAGTCATTGTAAAACCACTACCGGTCATAAGATCTACTAAAACTGCGATAGATCCTTCTATATTTGATTCGTAACCTGTAGCCATAAGAAACTCCTACTATTTAATATTTTAATTTGTAAACTCCTATAGAATAGAAATAGGGAGGAATTACAACGTGGAACCACAATTAATTGCTGCAATTATCTCAGGTAGTATTGGAGCCTTTGCTGGTATCAGTAGAGCTTTAGGTAATTTTAATAAAAAATTAGACAAAAGATTTGAAAATATAGAGACTAATGTTGATAGACTTAGAAATGAAGTGATACATGATTATGTTTTGAAAGAAGATTTTTTAAGAGAAATGCAGGCTGTTCACACAAAATTGGACAGAATATTGGATCATTTACTTAGTAAATAACTAAACATTTATCCAAGAATTACTTGCTTGAACATACATTATTAATTGATTAGCGTTAGTGTCATAATGCAATTGACCATTAACAGCATTAGCTGGTTGTCCTGAACCAATAGATACAACAGCTTTAACAGTCTGCCATGCAGCACCATCGTATACTTCAAAAATTTGAGTACTAGAAGTATTTAACCAAGTTTCTCCTTTACTAAAACTTGTAAATCCTGCGGCAGATGTATTTGGTAAAGTAGACCCTACATGAACAGGGCCGACTTTTATTAATCCTGTATTTGGTGAAGCTGTATTATCAGCAAAAAACAAACCTGGTGATCCAGAATTATTATTTAAAGCCAGTTCTCCCTCTCCTAATCTAATAGGAAAAGGTCTATCATTTAATGTACTAGATCTTCGAGTTTGAATTTGTACAGCCATAATTAACTATTAATGTATAGTCCACCATCTACAACTGTATCTTGTGCAGTCTCAGGACTAAATTTACCTGCATCTAAATTACTGGTGCTACTAGCAGACTCTACTTTCTCACCATTAATATATTCTCCTGCTTGTAAAAACCCAGTTTCAAAGGATTCAACAAATTCTCCTAACGGTCTATTAACAATACCAAACTTAACGTCATCTAATGTTGTTGGAGATTTATTAAATAATTTATTTACCATAGCAATTAATCTATTAGTTATGTTTAAAGGATTACCTGATCTACTTAAATTACCTTTTTCATCTCTTTTAATACTGTCAGTAAGGTTCATAGCAATTACTGAGGGATCAAAATTAGCAATATTCTGAGGTAAATTAAAATTACCAATAATATTTTTATTACCTTCCCATTTTGTAGTGCGATTATATAAGGCAAAAACTTCTGCTGATTCTTTAAGTTTTTGTTGTTCTTTAGCCCAAACTTTTTCCCAATGTTTTAAACCTCTACCAATAGGTTTGTCATTTGGTTCTAAAAGCCAAGCATTAACATATTCATGTTTTTTTAAATTTTCTACAGTAACATAACCACTAGTATTTAATTCAAACGGATAAACTACAATAAATTGATTTGGATTAGGAACATTTGTAATTGTATATTCACCAGAAATTGCATTACCACTTGTAAAATTTAATTGAATTTTTGTATTTTTTTCTAAACCATGATTTTCAAAATCAACAGTTATATTTATATCAGTTATTGAATATTTAGCTGCTAACTTTAAAGGTTCATTACCTTCATCATGAACTAAAGACCACATAGCTGCATAAATATGTTTACACCAACGAAGTTGATGATACTGCAAATTTTGAAAAGAATCCTGTCTTTTATCCTCATATTCTGGTAGTTGATAAAAATTATTTATCGTAACGTAACCAAGATCTCTAAATACACCTGGGTCATCTCGTCTATCACTTAATGTTCCATCATTTTCAATAACATTTCCTGGTTTTACGTCCCTAATAGAAGTTACTGGAAATCTTCTATTATTTAAATTACTAAATAAATCATAACTATCACGTCTTGAAAAGTCTTGACAAGAGCAATTCCATCGAAGTTCTGTAGATAGAAATCTACCTACGGCAAATCCTCTATGAGCTGGGACAGTTGTTTTAGCAATTGTATCTACAGTTTTTGCTCCATAACTATCTTTTTTTTCAAAAATTATTTCATTTGTAGAAGTATCAGAACCAGTAACCGTGTATCCTACATAATCGTCATATCTAAATCCTTTTATTAAACGAAATAAAGTTAAATTACCAGAAGTTGTACCTGTGGTAAGTGTTCTAACTGTAAATTGCGTCGCATTTAAAACTGTAATTGTATATCTACCTGAAGGGACATTACCACTTGATACATCTAGAAAGACTTTGTTGTCAGTAGAAAGACCATGATTAGAACTACAAGTCACAGTTACTGTCGAACCCGATCTAGAATAAGTAGATGCAACTCCAGGATCTCTTTCAATAATCCTATCGGTCATTCGTTCGTCAGTTAAAAAACCTACTTCTGTAGGTAAGCTTTGTAATTTAACTCTTATAAATCTCCATCTTGTATCATTAAATGCTGTTGAGTTATGGTATGTTACATTTCCCGCAGTATTTAGAGATCCACTTGTAGTAACAGTAAATGTATTTTGAGTTTTACTTTGTATTGTTAAAGTAGAATCAACTGCACTTCCTGTAGAAAAGTCAAGAAATACATCATCGCCTGGAAATAAACCATGATCAGACTTTGTGACTACTAAGGTTGTGCCACTTTGCGAATATGTTGCCTCAACAGATGGTGCCAAAAATCTTACAGCTAAGATTGGCAATCCAAATTCATAAAAACTAAAACCATCTGTATCTCTCATTCCAACAATATGTTCTCCTAATTCCTGATTAGTAGAAGGAAATGTAAAGATACGTGCAGGTATAAAGACACCAGGAAATTGTTGAAAAGTAAAGAATAAACGATAATCTCCTCTTACATCTCGTTCTTTAAATTTAGAACCTAATAAATTTTGAATAACTGTATATAATTCATAACCTCTTCTCCATCTAGTCCATAAAGAATCTTTATTATAAAAATTAATTTCACTCTCTAATTGTCTTCCATCCGAGCCTGTATTTACACTTGGGATCTTTGGTGAATTATCAAAAGATCTAAATTCATTTTTAAAATTAAATTTTGATGCTTTATCAAATCCATTAACATCAAAAGGCATTTTTCTTAATAGAAACCACCTTGAACATTACAGAAGAAACCGTTAGTTAAAGCAACAGACCCACTAGCAGCCACAAATAAAGCTTGTCCTCTTTTTAACATTAAACCTCGTTGTTTGGGGGCAATCTCATTGTTTGCACCACCAAAATTAGATCCGGCTTGAACTGTTGGATGATTTATTAAAGGAAGTGTTTCCTGTAATGTAGTGCTTAAAATTTGATTTTCCGCAACTTGAGGAATGCTCTGTACAAATAAAGGGAAAAACTGATTTATATTTGTAACAGTTCCGGTATTAACAAGATAAAAACAAAAATCTATAGGAAGAGAAAGAGTAGAAGTTCCAGTAATAGTTCCACTAGGTATATTTGGAATAGCTATATCAAAAGTTGTAGAAGTAAAATTTACTGTATCTGCAACAGTAAAGACATCATCTTTTGGGACACTTCCTGTATTGTAACCAGAAAAGTCTACAAATAATTTTTGACCTATTTCTAAATTATGTAAAACTCCTACAGGCATTGTAATCGTACAAGTTGTCCCAGTAGCCGAGAACGTAGAGGTTTGAGTTGCAATAGCATCCATTTTCTGAACAACTCTTTTGGTATATGTAAACCAAATTTCATCAATGTAAGCTCCACTAATAGCAGTATCCGTCAAGGCTGAATCAACATCAAATACTTTAGTGGCATTACCAACAGCTGTAGGAATCAAACTTGTTAAAAAAGATTGGCCTGACGCAACTGTACATAATGTAGAAGTCGTCGCCGGACGATCTACCATCAATGGTTGTTTGTTTGAACTACTACTTGACACTTTTTCTTACGAGGGAGTTAGGTTAATTATAAAGCAAGGTTTTTTATTATTTTTTATCTTTTTTTTCCATACGCTTTCTTGCCTTAGTCACAGCTTCTTTACGCTGTTCTTTATCCATTTTACCTTTTTCTTTCTCATCAGATTTTTCATCTTTTCCACCTTTTTCAGCATTTTTTTTCTTAAAATACTCTAATAATTGTGGTGGCATTTTACCTTTTTTTTCAGCCATTAGTAAATAGTCTCCTGTTCGGAAGTAAATGGTGCAGACCTTAAAGCTCTGCTTGTACGATAAAGACCAAGATCCGAACCCCTAATAGTCTTAGTTGGAACATCTCCTGCCATAGCACCGAAGATATCGATGTCTCCTGCCATTCTAGTACGCCCTTGACTTTGAGCAAATACATTTCTTTGTCTAGGATCTCTAATAATATCTTTATCTCTATTTATTCCTAACGTATATCCAAGATTAGTTCTTGGTTTTATTTTATCGACAGGAACTTCAATCATTTATAAAGCTGCTAAATGAAAATCTACTGTAGGTGAACCACCATTTTTACTTACAAAATTACCTCTTACAAATTTTACTGGTATTCCGTTAACATGATAAGCATGTGAACCATTACTTGTTATTGTTTTATCAGCAATTATTGGAGCATAATTTGTGCCATCAATACTTCCCTCAAGTCTTACAACAACGTTAGTTCCAATACTTGCAACAACGGCAATCAGTGTATAACTTTTGGTAGCAAAAAAATTATTCTGAGTAACAGCTAATGCTGTACCAGTTCCAACTCCAGAGAGTTGAGTATCAAGTAAAAATATAGTGTCTTGTTGATAGGTTACAGCCATTACTAAGTACTTCTTTTTTTATTACAATAACAGGAGCAAATGTGCCTATCTATGATTTGTTTCTAGGAATAGACGTGTCCCTACAGCTACATCAGCAGGTCCAGGTAGTGCTTGTATAAATTCAGCACCCTCTCTATTAAATCTATATCTAGCTTGTTCTGGGTTTCGATAGTTAGGAACATAAAGATGCATTGCTAGTCTATCGGTTTCATAAATATAAATCTCAGTCCAAGTCTTAAGAGTTTCTCTAAAATCAGAAGTAGCAACTGTTCTATCTACGTCACCAGCAATACTTTCTATTCTATTTCTTGGTAGGAAATCATTATTTATACTACCTGTCATATCAGTTCGTTTCTCTGCTTCATCACATCTACCAACTTGTTCTACAATCTTACTTACCCAAAAAGAATCCTGCACATTATTAACTGCTTCCTCAAGCCTAGCTTGATCACCAGCGGGTATAGAAGTTAAATTATAACCTAAGTGCCAACGCACTTTGGACTGTATAAACGTATCGAGCTTCATTCAAATAAACTAACAATAGGCTTACTATTAGTCTACTCTTACTAAGTCTGCCTTAAATATTTCATCCCAATCAACTCTTTTTATTGACTGAAGTTGATCTAATCTTGTATATCTTTCCCCAGATAAAGTAGTTTGAAAATCTTTTATATCTCTAGCTGTTTTTAAACCTACGCCTGGCAGGGCATCTGCTATCTGTCTAGCACTAGCATTATTAATATTTATTCTTCTATCTATAGGGAAAGTTTCTTTTGTTGTAGGTTTAGCAGGTTTTACTCCATCAGCTTTTAATTCTTGAGTAAATTTCTCTTCATTTTTAATTTTTTCTGTTGTTGCATCAAGGTGCGGAACTAACATATTTTCTTCAATGTAAAGAACTTCCTCATTAGCATCAACACACATAAAAACACCTTCATCATGTTGGCTTATTTTTTCTACAAGTCCACCTGTCAATTTGTACTGATATAACATAGATTAATTAGATCTCTTTGAATAGCTTAACTCATTAAACTTTCGTTGCCAATAAAAAAGCGAGCCATTAAGACTCGCCTCTTTATATAATTTAAGAATATAAATTATGAATCTGTACCGCCTACTTGTGAAGCAAAATCAACGAATCCTTGGACATCGTTGAAGCTTACACCAGCAGCTGGACGTAGGTAATTAACGCGGCATAGAATGTATGCTGCTTTACCTGCGGTATGGTCATCATCAGAGATAAATAAACCATCACCATTTACAGATGTTGAAGTCACAGCATTAACATTATAAATTTTAAATGTTGTGTTTGCTGTCACCTTGAACATCATTGAGTTTGCAGCATCCTGATCATCTATTCCAGCTGTAGTTACAGTTGTCCAGAATGGAAGCTTTGCAACAGAAACGTTTGAAGTTCCTTGAGCAATAGTTGTACCACTAAATGTCAAAGTACTTGTAGCTGCTGCTAAACCGTTTGCCTGAGTAGCTGGTACACCAAAAGGAGAACCGCCATTGTCAGGACCTAGTAAAATTACTTCAGTATTAGTACCACCAATATCTGCTGTCACTGGGGAAGCAGGGAAAGATGGAAGACCACCTGCTGGAATATCATTACCAATAGCTATAGAAGCTTGGTAGATGTAAGCAGGTCTATCTGAACTAGCATTTACTACTAGGCTGCTACGATCATTACGTACACGATCATCAGGACGACGATCGGGAGAAGGGATTGTTATGTTGAAACTCTTATGGTTTGCCTTAGTTCCTGATTTATTAGAAATCTTATGAAAACCAATAAGTTCGAATGCTTCAACTCCAGGCCAACCTTTAGTTCCTTCATGGTTGAAAGAAGATAAACGATTGATCTGATTTCCAGGTTCTATGATTGCACCTGAATCACTTTTGTAAGTTGCCATTATTTAAATCCTCCCTTATTCAGTAATTGTGAAGGCTGTTGTAATGAAGTCCTTATTCAAGTTCGCAAAGCCAGCATATAGCTGCCAAATCAGAATGATAAATCTGGAAAAATCATCATTGTTATTGATTAAAACTTGAGCATTTGGACCACCAATACCAACACCAATTGACTGAGGACCAAAGAATAGTCCAGCAGGAGTTGTTCTTGAGGAAGCTCCGTTACCATCACCAATATCGACCGTAATTGTTTTTGATGGGAAGTTTGTAGATTCGAAGAATCTTACACCTTCAAATACGAATCCAGATGGCATAACTGGCTCACCTGCAACAAACTGTGCCTGACCATACTGTCCACCTTGGTAGATTGCTTGGTTAGGAGCACCTGCTTGCATTAATGGGTTGCCTTGACCCATTCCTGGGTATCTTGCAACTTCTCTGAATCCTTGATCTGCACGTAGATCTTTCATGAATGAAGGATCAGCTATACAACGATAGTAACCATCGCCGAATACTGGTACGTGTCTCTTTCTTAAGCTCTTAACTACTTCTAGAAGGTCTGTCTTAACGTTGAACTTGAAACGCTCTGATGCGTACTCTGTAGCAGTATATGCATTAAGAGTAGTAGAGTTTGACTTAGTTTTTGTGTTTGGATAGTAGTAACCACCTTGTGTGTCAGAAGACTGACCACGAGCTTCAGATTTGAATAGCTCATCAAGGAATACTCTATCTCTCCATCTTCTATAGTCATCCAACAGTGTAAGCGAACCAATTGACTGATGGAACATATTTAAGTTTCCAGTGTCAAGAAGCAGACGCTGAGCTGTCATTAGGGTTTCTCTAGCAATTTTGAATGTGCTAGGTAGATTTGAGTTGTTAGGGTCAGCAGGACCTGTATATTCCCTAAGAGATACAAGTACTTTGTCCTTTACGATAGATCTGCTATTTGCTGTGCCAATTGTCTGGTCCTGAGTCCTCTCTCTTGAAGTCTTAGTTCCAGGATTGCCAAAGAATCTGTAGCGATCTAACTGAACGGTCTGACCTGGCTGCTTGGTGAAGTCATGTACAACCACTGGCTCTGTTGCCATTTCTACGATATACGCAGGATGTGGTCTATATAACTCAGCACCCAGCAGCTTCGGAAAATCGTTATCTATAAACATATTTAGATTTCAGCTAGGTTTGCTGATAGTGAACACAAAATTGTGCTCAGTTTTGAAACTGGAAAATAAATTCCATTATTAAGATTATAAATTAGCTTAATATTGTACTTATATAAGTTTTTTCTAAAAAAATTAAAATTTTATCGATTAATTTAGTTGATTTGTAACTGTATATTCATTAGGAGGAACAGTTCCTATTCTTCCGTAAGGATTTATTAAACCGTCAGCGGGTTGCATGTCAGGCTGTTGCTGAGCCTGCATTTGATCAAACATCATAGCAAAGTCTTGAAAATCTTTTGCTTTTCCCTTTGCTTTTTTAGCCTTGTCGTAATTCATCTACTTTTTCTCTTTTTTTGATTCTAAAGGAGGCTGACCTACAGGTAATTGACTTAATCCTGCAGCAGGTAAATATTGTGCTAAAAATTGTTGTTCACTAGCCATTATTTGATTCTGAACCATCTCTGCATTCATCATATTTCTTGGTGCCATCATTCCATTAGCAGGTAATGGAGAACCTGGTAAATTAAGTTTTAAATATGAAGCATCTAAATCCTGTGGCATTTTAGATGGTTGAGTAACACTAGTATCTCCTTGTCTCATCCGTATGTTTGCATATTCATCTCTATTACCGGCTGCTACCTGATTCATGATATCTTGTCCACCAAATCCAACTAATTGTGGTGATCCTATAGGACCTCCAGCAGTTCCTAGACTTGCTAGAAATTTATCTGCTTTTTCGTTTGTTGTTGGCTTTTTTTTCTTATTCATGAAAGTACCTTAGTATTGAAAGTTTCTTAATAACATTTCTTGTTGTAATTGACTTTCAGCTAAACGCTTATCTTTACCAGCTTTCCTTCCTGCCCTATAAGCTATTCCAGAAAGAAGTGCACCGGGAATACCTGCGCCTACGCCACCTAATAATCCAAAACCTGCTGTTCCTAAATTACCAGAATCTAACGGATTATTGTAACCAGTAGCTCTACCTCTTAAATTAGCGGCTACTGCAGGAGCACCTACAGTAAGTCCTAGAAGTGCAGCTAGTTGTGGAACTGCTGCACCTGCTAGTCTCATTGTTACTGGGTTAACAACAGGATTCACTTTAGGAATCCATTACGAGAAGCTTCTGACGGAAGATCTCAGGATTTTGTTGAGCTGCATTTAAATATTTCCATGCATTCTG